ACCCGACTGACTGCCCATCCCGTAGGGCATTGCCCACCACCTCACGCACCCTGTCCCTGGTGGTATTGGTGATGTTAAGGATTTGCTCGGCCCCCCGTGTCCTTGCATACTCCTCGGCCTCTCGCTGCACTATGCCCATCGGCCCAGCAGGGAACTCGGCCACAAACGACGCTGCATAGGCTCTGGTCAGTTCTTCGACAAACTCGTCCAGGTACTTGGCTTCCCAGTTCCAGTCAAACCCGTCCACATCGGCAACGTCTAACTTGGTGACAATCATGCCAGTTCCTCCAGATAGGCGACTAGGTTATCCCGTTCATTGCGGAACCGTCTGACCCATCGGGCCTCCATAGAATCCTCCTCCTCATTCACTTCCTGAGGATGCACATCGCTCGCCGCTTTCTGCATCATATCCTCTAGGGCAAAGGCCACAGGTGCTGCGGATGGGGCCATGAACTCATCCCCCCCATCGGCAGCTTCGCCGTAACCCAGCAAGGCACGGCTCTCGTTACGGGTTAGGAACCCACCCTTGAAACCCGTGTCAGCAATCCTTAGATGTAGTTCACGGTTTTCAGGTCTGGGGTCGGCATAGTCCAGCATCAGGGTTCTATCCATGCTGTGGACTAGACGTTCATTGACCGCCTGTTTGATACGCTCCAACAGGGGCTTCAATATCCACCGCCCAAACATCACATCCCCTGCCTCGGCGTTGGCCCTGTTTACGCTCTCCGTCACTCCCATAACAGAGGCAGGGATACCAAATGCCCCAAGGATAATGTCTCTGTTTAATTTGCGTAGTTGCTCCATCTGCATATCCCGTTGGCTGAATTTCCTATCAACCCACTTCCCCCTCTCCAGCACCGCTACCCTGTGAGCGTTAGCAACCCCCTGGTGTTGCTCACCCCATCGGGTCACTAACCGTTCAAAGTCCGCATCACTCATTCCCTCATCGAACTGGAGGATGCCCCCAGGCATGGCCCCGTTGGAGAAGAAGTTGCGTGTCCATTGCGCTGCCATCTGTTCCGCACCCAAGTCCATTAACAAGGATTGCACAGTTCCGATACCACGATAAGGGTCTACGGGGCTGGGTCGCCTGATGAAGATGACATCCTTCCTCTGGAGAGGTATCTGCATGGTTCCGATGCTGTAAATGTACCCTGCGACAAACTCCGAAACGTGCGGCACTGGGCGAATCCTGTCTGGGCGTATAGGCCACAGTTCCACGGGTCTGCCGCCAGCGTTGCGAACTATCAACCACCATATCTCGCCCGTCAGTTCAAAGTGCTGCACAGATGTCTCGATAAACTCATGCCTCGTATAGAACGGGTTGACCGATCCCCACAAATCTATAATAGGATGCTGTAGCACTTCCTGCTGCTCATTATTCGGCATGCGCCGATAGAGGCTCCACGACACGGCAGCGGTTGATGCCGCTATCCTGTCCACCACAGCAAAGAGCCATGAGGTCTGGGTCATGGCTTGCATCTGGGAGAGTTGGTTCGGTACACCTCCACCCACGCCAAGTCCCGACAGGTTCCCTCCCGATGCCATAGCCATCGGTGGGCGTTGTACATTCTGTTTGAGCAGCGCATCTATCCCTCTCTTGATGAGTGTCATGCGTCACCTCCTCTTTGCATACCCTGGGCGATGAGAATAAAGAATAACCCTGCGCCGATGATACCTGCTATGGGGTGCATAATCCACAGGCCAGCCAATATCAGGAGCAGCCCAACAGCCTCTACCACGGCTGCGAGCAATATTGTCCTTGGCAGTTCTACCAACCTCCACGGCATTTTCATCCGTTGATCCACCTTATATTTGGCTTTCCCCTCTGGCTCAATTCAGTTAGTCCCCAAACAAGAGCATCTAGCCTGTCTGGGCTTCCAGAGTTGTCGGGTGTCCACGACACCAACTGCTCCTCCAGGTAGGGTAACGCCCCCACATGATAGACCTTGCCCTGCTCATACAGGGCAGCTATCGGCTCGGCCCTGATGCGTTTTCCCCTGCTGGCATGGACAGCGGTGAACGGTGCTGACGGGAGAATAGTCCGCAGGGTATAGCCAACCATATCCCCACCGTTGTTCACCTCGGCAATGATCCTGTCTGCATGGTGTATCTCGTAGACCGTGATGGCCTTCTCAGCCCAAGCATCTGGGGTGTACTTGCCACTGTAATCAGCCAGCACATAATACTCGTCCCCTGCGGCTCGTCCCACCACCACGATCCCTGTCTCGTCTGAGTCCTCCTTGGCTGTTACCGCAGGGTCTATTGCCACCACGATGCGCTCCATCTCTGGTACTTCTTCCTGCGGCTTGACCCGTATCATCTCCCATTGCCACAACGCACCTGGCACATCATCCAGCCACTCGGCAAGTATCTCCTGTCTACCTATCCTCGTGCCTCCATACTGCGTGGTTAACCTCTCCGTAACAGATGCAGACAGCGTGGGGTTATCGTAGGTCGTGGCCCTGACGGTGACTGTGGAATCCAGTTCTGAGAGGGTGCGTACAAACTGTCGATTCTTCGGGGTAGTGGTAGCAATGGCCCGTGGATGCTCCCCCAGCCGCAAACCGAACTGGGCCTGATGCCAGCTTGATTCGTTCCACAGGGCCAACTCGTCGGCCCAGAGGAGTGACCACTGAGGCCCGTTCCAGCGGTTTGGTTCCTCAGAGCCGAGGAACTTCACATATCCCCCGTCCCGATGATGGGCCTCCCCGATGGAACGGTTATACCTGAACTCCTCTGGGGCTAGACTAATCAAGCCAGTAACACCTTCAGCACAGACATCCCGTGCATCTGCGATAGTGGGCGCACCTACTCCCACCCGTGCCTTGCGCCCCTGCTCCCTGAGATGCGCCAGAACGTATTGTGTCCCTGCCATAGTCTTACCAGAACCCCGTCCCCCCAGAAGGAGCCAGACATCCCATGTCCCGTCAGGCGGTTGCTGGTGTGGCAACAAGCCCCAAGAACCCTCAACATCCTGCCACCATTCACGGGCTGATAACAGGGTGGCTCCACTATGTCCGACTTGTGTCATAGCTTGACCGCCTTCTGCCCCGTGTAATTCTCCCACCGTTCAATCGCCACCTGTACATAGCGTGGTTCTATCTCCATGCCATAACAGATGCGGTCTAACTTCTCGCAAGCAATGAGCGTCGTGCCAGAACCAAGGAATGGGTCGAATACCACGCCACCTGGGAGACAATTACCGATGAGCATGGCAAGCCATTCAACAGGCTTTGCGTGTGATGCGCCATCAGAATGTTCTCTGGTAATGGGACGCTGGAATATATCAGATAAATGCTTCCCTCTCTGGTCTGGCTCATATAAGTATGTGCCTCGCGTATTAGTCACGACCTTCCTACTCCCTGGTTCCCCATAATGCGAGCCATCTGGATTATAGGGCTGTCGCCCATACCACAACGCTATCTTCATCCTCCTCAATGGTTGCCCAGCAACATACCAAGACGTTACGCAGTCCCATACGAATACCCATCGTGGCAAACCGTGCATTGTTATTGCATCACTACATCGCATCCCATCTGTGAAGACCAACCTGTCGTCAGGCAAGTCGAGAGTCGGTGCATCATCCCATTCTGCATCATATATGGCAGACGATGCCACCATCCCCCCCATAAGTCTTACCACGCATACAATCTGCGTACTGTCCCCACACAGTATCCTATGCCCCCCCAACTGGAACAGGTCGCCCAACTGCACCCACGGCTCATCTGGCTCTGGAGGCACTTCGTCTGGGTCGGTCAACCCGACCTTGGGCTTCTGCATAGCCTCCAAGGACTTGAGGTTCCCCCCCGTGATAGCGTCCAGCATCTCCTGCAAGGCATCACTATCTACCGTGGTCATCTGCCGCAACGCATCGAAGGTGGCCGTGTCAGCACTCGCCATTGCAGCCAACGGGTCAAGGGTCATCAGGAGTTTGTTCGCCTCCACTTCATCCAGGTCAGTGACCAGCACAGGAACTTCCATATCAGGGGTTGTCTCGGCCCGTAGATGCCCGTCAATTAACACCAATCCTTCCCCTGTCTCGTATGCTATCAAGGCATCGGCGTAGCCTATCTCAGCCAGCGCACCCCGTAAGGCATCCGCTTGAGCCGCTGGGTGTCGCCTCCAATTCCTAGTATTTGGAATCAGTGTAGAAGCCCGCACATATCTTAGCTCAGTAATACGATTGCGGATTTTCATTTCCTGCCCCTATATCTTGCTGGCTTTCTGCCCTGTATAGTTTTCCCAACGCTCAATTGTGACCTGGACATACTTCGGCTCAATGTCCATCGCATAGCAGCACCGATTAAATTGCTCTGAAGCCATTATCGTGGTTCCTGTTCCTGAGAACGGGTCTACAATAAGACCCCCCACAGTACAGGACGACTTGGCTATTCTGCCAAGCATCTTCACTGGCTTCGGTGTTGCGTGTCCGTGCCTATCCATCCCCGATACTCTGGGATATTTCCATATATCGTCAATAGGCACATACATCCAAACATCTGTCATCGCTTCGTGGGCATTGTCGAAATAAGCACGGGTTGCATAGAACTCACGCTGGAGGTCGTCATAGTCACGCTGGAAGGCGTCATGGTCACGCTGGAAGGCGTCATGGTTCGCTGCTGCCTGTTGCAGCTTCTCGTAATGCTCCTGAGTGATGAAGCCCCACTGGGACTTCGTGAACCAATGCGAATACATCCCAACCCCACATATCCTCTCAATATCCTGCGGCCCCCAACCCATCTTCTTGCAGTCGGCCTCTAGCTTGGAGCGTATAGGTTCCCATCCCTCCCAGTAATTGTCGGCGTTATTATTGAACCCCTGCTCACCTAACATAAAGAACAAACACCGTTCAGATGATTGGAACATCCTGCCCGCCTCTGTCTTCACAGACATCCCGCCCCCACCCTTGTCCCAGACAATCTCATTTCTAAGCGTTAACCGCTCCGAGTCTTTCAGCCCCCCTCCATACCATAACCGCCATAAGTCTTCAGAATTGCCCCAGATATATGCGCTCGCATTGTCCTCCACATGGGGGCGCAATGCGTTCCACCATTGCATATGGAACTGGTCAAGGTTCTGGGCGTGTAAATTGTCGTTCTCGAAATCTTTGTTCATTCCGTATGGTGGGTCGGCATGAATCAGGCTCGCCATGCGCCCCCCCATAAGTGTTGAGACATCCGCAGCGTTGGTACTGTCACCGCACATCATCCGATGTTCGCCCAACTGAAATAAATCCCCACGCTGTATCCAAGAAACCTCTGGTGCCTTCGGTACAATATCTGGGTCGGTTAATCCTTCCTTAATATGAAGTAATTTCCCTGATGTATCCCCCTGGATAATTTCAGTCAACATATCGTTAAGGGCTTGGCTGTTTATATCAACAGATTCACGCAATAACTTCAGTGTCTCGGTATCGGCTTCTGCCATTGCCGATAAGGGGTCGAGGGTTGCCAATAATTTGCTGGCTTCCGACTCGTCTAGGTCTGTCACAAGCACAGGCACCTCCATATCAGGGGTGGTCTCTGCCCTCAAGTGACCGTCTATCAGCATCAACCCGTCTGGTGTCTCATACGCTATCAATGCGTCCGCATAACCTATCTCTGCCAATGCCCCCCTCAAAGCATCAGCCTGCCCAGCAGGATGCCGCCTCCAGTTCCTTGGATTAGGCAATAACTCAGATGCCCTAACCTGTCTCAACTCCTTGATGCGGTTCCTAATCTGCATGGTCAATCACCTCGCAGCACACGGCTAACTCTGTATCCCCGTCACAACTATACCAACAGCAAGTACCAAACGCACCAACCGCACCCAATGGTCTTTGAGCCATGTCTGCCTGTCTCCTCTCCATGACTGCGAATGGGCATACAGGAAATAACTGTACAACGCATCAGATATTAACCAAACACCTGCACCCACTAAGAACATCACACTAACACCATCACGCTCTGTGACATACGCTTCGCCGCTATCTCGCAGTACCGCTCCTCAATCTCAATACCGATTGCCTTACGCCCCATGTCTTTGGCTGCACGTAGGGTTGTGCCACTGCCCATGAAGGGGTCGAGTATTATTCCCTCTGGTATCCACTTTAGGGCCAACACCCATCGCCATAACGCCACAGGTTTTTGTGTTGGATGCTCCAATGGAGGCTCCGTGGTGAGGCCATCCCGCAAAGCACCGTTCCACAGAAAACGAAATACCCTCACACCCTTAACAAAATTAGTCCATGCTAATTCTGCGGTGGCTTGGTCAAGTTCATGAGGTCGCATCTTGTCCCAGACAATCCAACCACCTGTCGGTGGCAGTTTATCAGCGTAATAATTTGCGCCGAACAGGACGGTGGGCTTGCCGAGTTGCAATACAAAATTGGGGTCGAATGGCTTGTCATCTCCCACTACGGGTGGATAATCATGCTGCTTCCCTATTATACTCCTCCCATTCGAGGAATAATTAGTACGGTGTCCAATGCCATACGGAGGGTCGGTCAGCACCAAGTCCACTGGCTCCAACGTGGGCAGGATGTCCCTGCAATCCCCATGATAGATGACCACATCGTCATCCTGAAAATATGGTTTCTCAGTCATGGGAATACCTGCCTAATTTGCATGATGCCCTCTACGGTTTCCCTGTAGTACCTTGTGCAGAATCTCTATGATGGGGTGTTCTCCAGGCATACCTTCCCACAGTGGCCCTTCAAGCGGTGGGTCTAGGATTATCTCATCAGAACCCCACGATGATGGAGCAAGTTCTATGCACACACATTCTCGGAATAGCCTTAGACAACGCCCCACCGCATCCTCCAACTCGTTAATCCTTCCCGTGTTGCTTTGCATTATATTTCCTTCACAGGGCTAGAGAAGAGGCTTTGGGAAATTTGGAAAAATCTGTGAGGGGGTGTCTTATCCACCCCCTCCGTTCGCTGTGTAAAGTTGGCTCCGCTGGAGCCACTGGCTGCGGTGTACACAGTCCCGTAGACGGCGCATACGTTGACGCTACGCCCCCTTTGCCGTCCTGTCTGTGTGTTACCATTGATCCGTCCCGTTCCGCCTGTCACTCGTGC